GTTCTTAAGCATCATGATAGGAATGGTAAATGGAAATTGGATCAAGGAGTGAAAACTAGAGCAGTGTCTGAGGATACTATATTAGAATCTGGTAAGTGTTTTACTATGCCTATTTTCCTTTACAACACTTCTTTTGGATCGGATATTCATCAGGAGCATATAAACATCTTCCATGAAGGTCCGCATAAAGCATTATTAGATTGGTGGACTACGGAAGGTATTAATATAAATCTGGAGGAATATATGGATTATAATCCTTATCTTTTACGGGTTACGGAGAAGAGTAATGACGTGGGTAATAAGAACTATCAGAACGTACCACAACAACTAGCGCAGACTCCTCCATCACCACCCCAGGAGTAGTGTTGACAGGAAAATTTATATGAAGTATACTTAAACTGTCACATTCGTAATGTGACACTTGTATAAATATCTTTACATAACAACGGGCCCGAAAGAATCGTACCCCTGCGTAGAATGTACATGAACCCATGTCGAGGGTTCTATCATCCGCAGGCTTTTTTAATATCTACATGCTTGCGAGACACTCAAACAGAAAAATGTTTAAACCTCTTATAGCAGCTGCTGCAGCTGCACCTCTATTCGCTGGCGCTGCTTTCGCAGGTCCTTACGTTAATGTTGAAGCTAATGCTTCATATCCAGACGGCGAATATACTACTGCTACAACTGACCTTCACTTCGGTTTCGATGGCGCAACTGAAGATGGTAAGGTTGCTTACTACATTCAGGGTGGTCCTGGATTCGTTCATACCGATTCCTCTGACGACACCGAGACTGAACTTTCCGGTAAGGTTGGTCTTTCAGTTGCTGTTGCTGACGGCGCTGACATCTACGGCGAAATCGCTGGAATCACTGGGGAAGATTCCTCTGGTGACGACATCGTTGATTTCTCTGGTAAGCTTGGTGTTAAGTACACCTTCTGATCTAATCAGTAAACTCACATAACTAGAAGGGAACCTTAACCGGTTCCCTTTTTTTATGCTATAATACTCTCATGAAAAAAGAAACTATTGGAGAAGTGGTAGGACATCCTTTATGGATGCTTCCTATGTTTATGTTAGTATTTTTGGTGATGATAGAATCCCTTCATACTACTGCTCATCTACATCAAGAGATAGATGTCCATGGAACGTGTAGACAGAATAAAGAATATATTGAAATGATTGAAAACGAAAGTGAAGATTGGTAATGTATAAATAAATCAGTTTGTCTGAAATTAAAATGACCGCGCTGATTGATCCTAGAAAATTTAGCGAGACTGTGACCGAATTACGGTCATTTTTTTTGTCTAAAAATTATCTGGAAGTTCACACACAGAATAGATTAAGTATTCTTGCTGCCTGTGAAGATCCGGAAACTGTAGCAACATATAACTATGGTGGTAATGTTTGGCCACTTCCTCAAACTGGCCAGATGTGGTTAGAATATGAACTTCTTTCTAATCCTTCAGTAGAAGGATTTTTTTGTGTCTCAACTTCATATAGGGCAGAACCAAACCCTGTACCAGGAAGACATGAAACTATCTTCCCCATGTTTGAGTTTGAGATGAAGGGAGATGTATTTGATCTCAAGGCAATGGAGATTGAATTGTGTGAGTGGTTAGGTATACCATTAGATTCGTCTAGTATCAAAACCTATGCTGAGTGGGGTGACAAGTATAAGGTAAAGGAACTTGACCATGGACATGAGTCTGCTATCCGTAGAGGTATGATTACAGACTTCCCTGAATGGACATCACCGTTTTGGAACATGGCAAGGAATGATGATGGTACTAGTAAAAAGATTGATGTGATTCTGGGTGGTATGGAGACCATCGGTAGTGCTGAAAGGAGTACCGACAAGGACCAGATGAGAGACACCTTCCATACTATCTCTGATGGTGGGTATGCTCAATTACTTTACAGAAAATTTGGCAAAGAAAGAGTCGAAGCAGAACTAGATGAGTTCTTAAACTTCGACTTCTTCCCTCGCAGTGGTGGAGGAATTGGTATGCAACGCCTAATGAGTGCTCTTTCATAGAGCCTCCATTGTGAGGTGGCGAAACGGTAAACGCTCTAGTCTGTTTAACTAGTGTTCCTGGCGGGACTTGTAGGTTCGACTCCTACCCTCACAGTTTTAAAAACATTATTTAGAATATTGTTAGGGATAGGTAATAATACCTTGCGTAAATTTAATGTTTACTATATAATTATGTTACGTTTCTTAACAGAACTATACATGACTTCATCTTCATCTACGGTTACTACCGAAGACGGAGGCAGACAAAATATGTTTGCTTCTGAACCTCGCATAGAGGTTATAGAGGGATATGATTACTGGAAACATGCTGAGTTAACTAATGGTCGCATGGCGATGATTGGTTTCTTTGCAGCAGTACATAACTACATCTTATTTGGTGCAGTTATTCCCGGTATCTTTTAAATTAAAAGGTCTCTTACACCACCTGCATTGCAGGTCACTTTCTAACCCTAATCCAAATCTAACGAAAGGAGAAAACTAATGAACAACGAACAAGAACAATTCGCATCCGCTGAAATAACCAACGGACGCTGGGCTATGATCGGAATCATGGCTGCACTCGGTGCCTATGCATACACTGGTCAAATTATTCCAGGAGTATTCTAATGGACAGCAATTTCGACATCTGGCAGCGTTCACAGGGACGTGCAGCAATGGTTGGCTTCTGGGCAATCATGGGAGCGTATACTTACTTCAAGTATTTCGCTTAAAATGTTACAAAACTAAATAATTACTCATAACTATCAGGGAATCAAAATAAATGGGCGAACTCCAAGCCGCAACTGAATCAGTCTCACCTGCAATAGCATTAATCTATCCTTTTATTCCAGTAGTAATCCTTCTTGGATTTTACTTTGCTGCTGGTGGAGGATTTAATGATGATGACGATGATGACTTTGGCGGTGGTAAAGGAATTCGTGCAATGGAACCTGTTCCCGTTCCAGTACCTAGTGGCGCATAGGTAAAAATACTTGATGTAATCTTAATATTTACTATATAATTACAACAAGTATTTTTACCTAGTCCCATGCCACAATTAACTTTTTTTGGTTTAGTTGCCGCATATTTATATTTCGCTCCAGTAATATCACCGTTTATTCTATCTCATTAAATGAACCTTCTCCACCACTGTACATTTGAATTATTTTTAACAGTGGTAGGGGGATACACCGTTATCATGTTAGCGTTTCTTTTTATATACGATAAAAAATTAAATCGATGATCCCTCTCACTCTCATTTATACTTTAAATTCTATTCCACCAGGTGCTAAGGACTTGTTGGAATTTGGTTTCTTTGTTAGTATTGGTATAACTGCTGGTTCTTTAGGATTAATTTGATGACAAACTCTACATTCACCGAAGCTCAATTAGATCTTCGTCAGCAAGTATTATTAATCCTCTTTAAGAACTTTGGTAGAGGGGATTATTCCAACCAGTCTATCTACGAATGTGCTGATGACTGGTGCAGTAAGCAAGTATCTACTAATGGGCTTGTCAGTTATTACAAAGCATACTATAATAAATAGCTAATTCATTATAGAAAAATGTCTTGTCAAAAAGTAGTTAATGTACTTGCTGTTGCGTCTTTCGCTGTATCTGGTGCCGTTGTTGCTAGTGGGCTATATGTATACGTCAATCGCACATCCATCATTGATGGCATTAAATCTCAAGCTTTGGAAGCAGTTCTTGGAGGTGCTGGAGGTCTTGGGGGTGCGCTAGGTGGAGGTTCACTTCCTACTGGTGCCAATGATCTTTCTCCTGATGCTCCTCAGTTAGCTGCTCCACAAGCATCTCTTAACTAAAAAATAATTAAGGTGGCTATATAATTATAGTCACCTTATTTTTTATGCCTGAAGAAGTAAAGGAAGAAACAAAGGACGCAAAAAAGAAAGGTCCTCTTGGTAAACTTAAGGATGCTATCCTCCCAGATCAAGATGAGCAAGCTGCCATCCTTTCCAGTATGGTTAGATTGGGAGTTCTTGTGTGGTCCGGTGGAATATTGACTCTTAATTATGTGGCGATTCCAGGTGTACCACAACAAAAAATAGATCCGACATTTATAGCCTCAGTTTTTACTGGAGTTTTAGCTAGCTTCGGAATTCAGACAGCATCTAAGAAAGGTGATGGGACTATGAAGATGGAAGGTGGTGGTAGTGGTCCTAATGGGCAGATATCTAAAGCAGATATGGAGAGGTTGATTGAGAAAGCAACTCAAGCAGCACCTGCACAGACAATAAGGATTGAACAGGCACCCATAGCCATTACATCTGTTGCACCAAAGGAACCACCAAAAGCATAAATTGAGGAGTATATTATGAACAAGTGGATAGGAATTAGTTTAGGTACGGTAGTAGGCATCTCTCATATTGGTATGATTGGGATGCTTGCTAATCGTACTTCTTTTCCAAAATTAGATTTGCCCATTACAGAATATACTTCTTATAGTGTACAAGCAAGTAAGGATGGGTATGCAATTAACTATCGCGCACATGATCCTTTACGATTGGGGGTAGTGAAGAACGTCGAAAGACCTGCTGGCTTTCTGGGGTTTGGTAAGGCGAGGACGCGATACGAAGAACAATACACGGTGGATGGGGCTCGCCACTTACAGGGTTCCTCCAACCCAAAGATTAGTGCCGCCAAGGTCAAGTGTATTAAGGCGGCAGGTGGAGGAGAATCGACAGGAAAGATTGTGGGCGGTAGCATCGG